CCGGGTGCTAGACCGCGGAGATGAGCACCAAACAGTCCATCTGGTGGAGCCTTTTCTATCTCTGCACCGAGGCGACCAGGAAGTCCGTGGGGAGTTGTATCAATATATTGGTACATATCCTGACCATTTGAACAAGTACCGCCAGATTTGATGAAAAATTTTAGACCAAGGGGGTTCATAGTGAGACCATTCCCTTTCGCAAATCCAGTGGTTTCACCGAACGCAATAACATCTGAGTAATAGCTTACACCGGCAGCAGCTCTTTTTATGCCACCCCAAGAGCCGTCACCAAAATCTACACCAATATCACCTGGTGTTTTCAATTCCGCCGAATAATCGTATTTCGGTCCCAAAATAGTCGTCATATCAGGCGTATATTGTTTAACCGTCGTTTGTAAACTTTTAAGAGGGTCCATCCTCCTTCCTTATTTGGGTATCCTATTTTCGTGCGGCAGTGAATACTACAAGTCCAACAAAGAGGGCAGCAAAGAGAACGCCGGCGGCAACCTGAGAGCCACCAATGGCGGACGAACTAAACTCCTCAATGATTTTTCCCTTTGCATCCTTTTTCGGATACGTTTTCTTTGTTTTCTTATATTCCTCGGGGCTCACCCACTTATCAAAAACCCAGTGCGTTGCGTAGTACTTTCCGTCGTCGCCCTTCGTAAGTTTTTCTTTCTTAGAATCAATCCAGGGACGGGTGACGTTCTTATTTTTAGACCGCAGCTTTCCTGTAGCATCGCCAACCATTGCGGTCATTTGTTTACACTGGGGGAAACCTGAGCCGATTACGGCGGAGAAGAACGGCGCGGGATTGAGGGCAGCGCCGGCGTCTCCAATAATTCCTGGCGCCAATCCTTGGAGCCGAATTCCGCCCATCTCTTCGGCAATTTTATCGCCGAGCGGACCAGGAATGCCTTCAGGAATTGTACTCACATATTCGTACATAGTCGCACCGTTACTACACGCCGCACCCATCTTCGCATCCGCCACTTTCAAGAAGAAGTTAAGACCCATAGGATGCTGTTCGGCTACATCCGGTAACGGTCCAGGAACAGATTGTCCATAACCGAGAGCGTTGGCGTAGTAGTTAACGCCTGATGCCGCCAGTGAAATTCCTTCTACCGAACCGTTATTTAGACGAATACCGATGTCCTCAGGCGACTTGAGCTCACCAGAGTAATCGTATATCGGTCCAATGAAGTCACTAGTGTCGGGCAGGTAGTTCATTAGTTGTGTCGGTTGCTTGAATACGGAGTTGAATCCTTTTTGCGCCGACGTTACTCCACTGGCAAACTTATCAGCAATACCTTGGATATTCATCCTCCTTACTTGAAGCGGCTTATTTTCTTACCGCCGTGAAAGCAACGAGTCCAAGAAACAGCCCCGCAAATAAGATCCCTGCTCCTATTTGTGAGGAATCTAGGTTTTCCGAGAATCCTTCGGTACCTTTATCCTGAAGGGCGGCTTTTTGTTGATTTGCGGACGGTTGCTGCGGAATAGGCGGATCTGGTCGTGTATTCTGGTCGGGAATGTCGGCGGATGTATATAGGCGTCCATTTCGTTTGAGAACACTTTGTGTCCAATTGTATTCGTCCTGGCTAATCCATTTATCAAAGACCCAGCGGCGCATATGGGGTTGGGGTCCTTTGGGTACATATGTAGAACCATCGTTCTTCACCCATTGATACCCTTTAAATGGATCGTTTACCCATCGTCCAGTTGCAGGTTTATAATAGACTTTATCGGCGACGGGTTCAACCCAGACATTAGGGACTTCAATTGGCGGATCGTCGCTGCCGGTTGGGTCCGCATTGTAAATCGGTTTTAGAAAACGCGAGGAGAGTTTTCCATCCGCATTGCCGACGGGCGCTTCCATAAGTTTACATTTTGCGTAACCGGTACCCATTACAGCATTGAACACTGGTATAGGGTTCATTGCCTCAAACGAATCCTGGAGAGCACCTGGGGCGAGACCCTGTAGATTTGCACCGAGTGTCGCTTTCAAACCTTTTCCCATATCGCCCGGTAACCCTGACGGATGGTGCTCATAAATTGATACATATCAGCGCCGTTAGAGCATCGTTGTCCAGTATTGAAGAAGTAGTTGAGACCGAGGGGTGACTGTGGGAAATCCACTCCGTTACCCATAATACTCTTGGTCGGCGTACCAAACGCCATTGTATCAACGTAGTACTGGACACCGGCGACGTTTCGGTAAATCTGACCAGGTCCGCTTCCAATGTCGCCATCGCGCCGAATGCCGATCTCTGACGGATATAACATCTCGTTGGAGTAATCGTAATACGGACCGAGTGCCCCGAGTCCAGTTTCTCTTGTCGTAGCCGACATCCTTATAAAGTGATGTGGTTTTATCCCCGCGCCCTTGCTGCGTTCTGCGGAAAAAGATAAAAAATGACGAGCCCCCAGAACCACCCCCTTACTCTACAACTTAATCGTTGTAAGATGTCATCACTCTTATTTCCGGGCGTATCGTCGTGTGTAAAGTTGAGTAGTGAAGAGGAGGATCTCTTCGGTGGTACGGATTGGACAAAGGCGGTGGAAGAGCTGGCGGAGACGGCGCCAACAAGTGCCGGCGACGAAATGGTAGACGGATTTCATTGCGAGGATTGTGATACGGGTCTATGGATTCAGGTCCAGACCCAAAATGACGAAGTCATTTGTACGAAATGCGGGAATCATATGGGATTTCAGTTGGACAGCTCGGCGGAGTATCGGTGGTTTGGGTCCGAGGATCGTAGTCCGGACCCGACGCGGGTTGGCAATCCGCTCAATCCTCTACTCCCTGAATCGTCTCTGGGTACGCGGATTTTGACCCGACCCGGTGACTCCAAGGCGATGCGCCGTATTCGTCAGTACCATCTATGGAATATTATGCCGTATCGTGAGCGAACGCTTTGGACTATCTTTGAAATGCTCCAGGTGCGCGCAAATAACGCAGGCATTTCTATGGCTATTGTGGAGGAGACGAAGCAGCTGTATGCGCAGGTGAGTACGCGCTGTATTTGCCGCGGACAGCAGAAAGACGCACTACTTGCGGCGTGCTTGTTTGAAAGCCTAAAACGCCACGATACGCCGCGGCGCCCAGTGGAAATTGCCGATATCTTTCAAATTGATGCGAAACTTATTACACGGGGTGTCAAGCAGTTTTCGGGACTTCTGGAGGAGCATTTACACGCTACGCCGTTAGCGGAGAAGAAGGCGGAGACGCCTTCAACGCACTTTCGGCATTATCTGGAGCCGGCTATTTATAAATTGGAAACGCCGCGTATGCTTCATAATCAGATTGTAGATATGGCGACGAAAATTGGCAATATGATTGATGAACTGGGCGTCTGCCCTGAGACAACTCCGTCTAGCCTGGCGGCGAGTGCTCTTGCCCTGGCGTGTGAACGTATGGATCTGGAGAAGACGAACGTGGAGGTGGCGAAGGTATGTAGCATTTCGGTAGCAACGCTACATAAGTGCTTGAAGCGTATTGAATCTTGGCGTGGTGTACTATTTCCCGCTAGCGCTGAAAAGAAGTCATCACCCTAACTAGAATGGGAGGTCAGGTCTCTGTGCCCTCTAAAGGGCGTGAAAGTCAGTTGAGTCTATATGGACCGTTTGCGTTGACACAGAGTCAGAAGTATTCTGTAGATGTTCTTTCGGAGCTCATAGAGACGTTGCTTCGTGAGAACAATCTTTTTGATTTACACGAAGTGTTGAACACGAAGACGGGTTGTGATTCGCTTATAGTTGTAATTAAAAACAAATTAGAAAAGGAATTTACAACGTTACAATTCCCGGACCCAATACGTAAGAGTGAATTCTCACCGGTAGGATTCTTATCAAAGAAGGAATATGCTAGACGGGCGAAGGATGATACGGACCGTTCAAGGGTTGGTAGGGATCGCGAGATCTACTGCCACGCCTTTGCGGTCTTTATCATTCGTTTGACGCTTCTTCTTTCGGCGGTTATTGCGAGTGTATCGTATCAGAGAAATGTATTTAAGAAATTATTGAATCAGGAAGCGGTTGGATTATCGGCGACCGAAAATAAGAGTTATAAGTCAATTGGGGATGAGACTATTACATTTAGCCCTGTGCAGTCGGATATTGTGGCGTTGTTAAAGACAGGAAGTTTACAGCAGATTCCGAACGATCCTCGTCGTTTATTTGTATTCAATAAGAACGAGCCTATTGTGATTGATGTAGATAAGGGTATTGTATATAATGCGCAGACGAGCCCAACGGGTGTATTAGGTATAAAGATAAATCGTCAGCAGGCGCCTACTGTTCCAGTGTATGGAGCGACGCCGCCGTATCAATATGCTGCGCCCCCACCCCCGCCGTATGGATATGCTGCGCCCTCACCCCCGCCGTATGGATATGCTGCGCCGCCGCCGCCGCCGCCGCCGCCGCCGCCGCCGCCGATGTATAGTGCGCCTGTACAGCCCCAGCACCCGCAGCAGGTGTTTATTCCGCCGAGACCAGAACCAGCACCAGCACCTGCACCAGCACCAGCACCAGTACCAGCACCAGCACCAGCACCAGCACCAGCACCAGCACCAGCACCAGCACCTGCACCTGCGCCTGCACCTGCACCTGCACCTGCGCCTGCACCACCCGCTGTCCGTTTCAGTCTTCCAGAGCTAGCAAAGCCGCGCATTATCGGTTCATCAACAACGGGCTCCGTGTTTTCTGGAAGTAATCTAGGTCGCGGTCCGCTTGCCGGCAACGGGGCATCGGTAGCATCAGGCTCATCGGCGGGATCTGGTGTAATAGCGGCGCAACCGAAGCCGGCAACGCGTAGACGCCAGCGAAAGGGGCGCCGTAGCACTCGCCGGCGGCTACAATATGGCGGCGGACCTATGGATTACGTTGTATCTCTCTATAGTCTTGCCGATTGTAAGACGGGTAGTTGTATAAAGAAGACGCAGTTTTCAATGGATTCTAATGGATTTACACAGACGCAGGGAGAGTTAGATCTAATTCCATTTTCTCAGCGCGTATCAGCATTTTTAAATATGGAGCCGAAATCCCCACTGGGTACCACGAATATTGATAATAAGTTCAAGATATTCAATCTTAATGACAGTTATGGTATCTTAAATCAATACAAGGAGTCTATTGTAGGCAAGACGAATGATATTACCTCGCCGGCGTTCTATCGTGCGACCTTACTTGCGGCAGGCGCAAACGAGTCTTCCGTAGCAACTCTATTTTGTAACGATGCGTGGACCGGTGTTATGTCAGATACTGTTCCCTATTCTCTGTTACAATCGTTATATTACGATATGGACCAGGATGGCGGACGAATGAGTCCGGCGTTATCAGCCGAGCTTGAGCAGACGGTTTCCCAGTTTTTAGGAAATAATGTTGCGAAACAGGTGGACTCGGCGGCGGCTGATTTTTCGCACGTGGCGTTTGTAGATCCGAAAGAGATTGCGAGCGGATTCTGTAAAGTCAGTGGGGTTATTTCTACAAATCTAGCCCAGCAGAAGAATATACTTACAAACGCCCACCGTGACTTACGTAATCTATACGACGCTCATTTGTCAAATGTTATAAAATTTATCCGTAAGATTCTTACGCTCAAGGAAGTAGGATTTGGAAAGCCTGTAAGCATTCGCGTGAACCCGGTATTTGTTAGCGATCCAAGGGGTGCAGATGTTACTTTAGAAACGCTAATGCGCGAGGCGCGTACATTGCTGAGTGATCATTATCTTCAGGTTGAAGTTATGTATAAGAAGGCAATTACGGATATCGCCGCTTTAAGCGAGGGTGCACTGCCCGCCTCTGCGGCAAATCCGCCGGTTCCCGCGACAAATGGTGTGAGTGTAGCAAAGTCTACAGAAACACGTAATATACTTGCCCGTGGTATACGTGGTGCGCAGAATTCTAATTCTGTAAATTGAACAATAATCATTCTATGATTCTAATTCAAGAACCTGTAGGCGGCGGCGTATCAGGAAACTTATGCATCCTGATTTCGCAGGAAATTTCCCAGAGCTCTTCTATAGTTTTTACAAGAGCCCGGCGGTCAAAGGCAATATGCTCATCAAAGAACATCTTACAGAGACGTTGCGATAAAACACTCAGAACTATATGCGCACCGAGGAGTTCATCTTTGGACATAGTACGCATCATATCTTCAATACAAGCCTGAATTCCGTACATACGAATACTGCCGGTATCGGATTCGGCGACCATTGCCTGCTGCGCCGCGGCAAATTGCGCCATATCGTGATCGTCAAACGGGGGCTGGGGAGGCGGTGGATCCATTCTACACCGTCTAGCATAATCCTATTTTAGACCGTTAATGTAGGAAGGTAATGTCAAGCACGCCGCGGACACTTCGTAATCGTTTAGTGAATGCCAGCCGGCGGGTTGCTCGTACGCTCAAGAGCAGTGTTTGTATGGGAACGAAGCGTATTCGTAACAGCAATGTTGGAACGAATGCGACGCAGTGCGGTAAATTCCAGCGGTTTAAGGAAATTGTTCAAGATTTTGGACGTGATTCAAATCCGCAAGTTGCAGAACTTGTAAGAAATATAAATGGCAACCGTAGACTATTTGAAATCGTTATTACAAAGCCGTACAATCCCGATAATGAGACAGGTGAGCAGTATATAAATCGTATTCAAGGGTTTATTGCACAGGCAAATGGTCTGAAAGAGCAGTTTCAAACCGATGTCGCGTTTCTTCCTCTAACGGAGGATTATGGACAACTCAAGGAGGAGCTCCATTATTTTGTTCCATTTTTGTTCAATTATTACATTCAGAAACTTGAACAACTTATACCGATTGGGATTTCGAACAATAATGTACGGCTCAACTGGAATGGGCGTTCTACGGGATCCCCGTCAAATGCGTCTAATCTAGAAGCTACACTATCAAATAATACTACTCGTAGAAACAGTAATGCCTCATTATCTGTTGGCGAATGGTATCCACGAAAACCGTCCAATCAGATATCAAACTGGAAGGGTGGCAAACGCCAGACTCGCAAACACCGTCGTTAAGCGACCCTTCCACCCATCTGCTTATACACGTCTATAAGGGACTCAAACGGAATCTTGTTCGCCTCGCATATCTCGCGAATCCGCATTTTTCCGTTATAGTGGCATACCCATAATCCTGCGGTAAGCATTAGTTTCTTTCCGTAGACGCGAATTGTTTCGTTAAGAATTTGCCCAGTTGTCGGAAGTGGCTTAAAATCCGTATCTATATCGTCTACTTCTTCATAGCATCGTTTTTTAGCACCCTGCTCTACAAATCGGCACAAACCGCCAGATAAATCCTTATATACAACGATTGTTTCAATCCATGTATAATAGTCACAGCCCATATCTCTTCTTTTATCTACGATTGTTTTTAGGTGTACGACGGCGCTGACTACGCCGCCGCTTCGCTTGGCGACGATATGTACGCCGGTATTTTCCACCATTCTGGTTCATAGCAGCATTATTGCCGTTATCAATATCCGCCGCGTTGATAGGATAAATTAGATACTCACCTGCTCTATCGTGACGTATTCGTAAATAAACAGGGTCAGGTCCTTCTCCAGCATATAATGGACGCCAATCCTTATTCACTAATATATTTTGACTGTTTAATACTCCTTCGTAGTTAAAAAAATAATAATCTAAAAATAATCTTTGAAATATGCCAACCATACCGTGGTATTGTCCTAGATTATTAGGATCAGCACTCCATATATGATACATTTGTCCTGGTACAAGGGCGTTAATATCTACCGGAAGCACATTTTCGGGAGGAGGTTTGTAATGTATACCGACGTTGTTATTATTGGGTGCCGCAAACACATGTTGGGCAGCCATTTTAATGGGCTAATATTTATTTAGATCGGCGGGTATATCGTTTCTTTTGTTGGCGTTTGTAGCGACGGGTGCCACCATACGTAGGTGAACCGCCGCCAGGAGAAACCTCACCCGTAAAACTACATTCGTGTAATATACGATTTATGCTACCGAAATTAATCCACTCTAGATTTCATCACGGATCGCCATAATTTCGCACGATCCAAACACGGGGGGCATATAGTTATAGATATGCCACGAGTGGACCCCGCTTTTACCGTACCGCCAGGGCGCCGTCCAACTAGGACGTGCCTCTCCGCCCAAATATCCACTAGACGCAAACAGCAGAGAATCCTTATAGCCTGATCCGATAGATTCTAGAACGTACCGAAACCCGCGGGTGCCGGTGTTGGGTTTGAGTTTGCTGCCGACCAAATATCCGCACCAGATCACTTCAAAAATCCGTTCGTCTCCTGGGATAGAACGCCGCCGAGTATTTGCTACAACAACGACCTTACGTAGTTCTGCTTCTAGATCGGGGCGCTTCTTCGTAATCCAAACATCAATATGGTTGGAGCGATTTATCGGTTTTGTAGACACGATTTGCGCCGGCGGCTTGCCCTCACCCTCATTCATCATCCAACTACGAAACGACATCTGCCACATACCGCTAAACTGCAACCAATCCATTTTCTCACAGCTGATAGAGCCGACAAGCTTATTTGTCTCAGCCATTGCGTAGGTATCCGTCCGCAGTGCCGTACTAAAAAACGGCGTCGTCGCCGTTTCGCGCGCCCAAAGGTGCACTACGGGCAGCTTAGCAGAGGTCCAACAATCCATCATTCCAATCATATAGCCGGCAACCCCACGCGAACGCCACGACTTCGCAATACAAAGCCCCTCAATGACCCGCATTGCACCGTAGTGTAGCATCGCCCCCGTTGACATTTCGGTGTTTCCGCCCGAAAAAGGCGCACTCACAATCGTCGCTACGAGTTTACCCGTGGTGTCAAACGAGCCTAATACGACTACGGATGGGTCTTTCAAATACGCCGAAACCCACGCCGGCTGGGCGTCCATATACCAGTCGTCTCCGCCGTAGGACGCCGTCCAAAATGCCGCCAACGCACCTACATCATCAATTGTTAGACGTACAGGAGATGACAGTCCCCCTTGGGTCCCAACGGGACCTTCGGGTGTTTTCGGCTCGGCGGGAGGCTTAAGACGCAAAAACGTCCGTTGGGTACGATCGGTGAACCAAGTGTCAATCCAACGGGGCGCGGCGACAGTTTTTGACCAAAAAGGCATCTTACTCAAATAAAGCACCCAGTCCTTATATGGTTACACGGCACTGAGGGCACTTCCGCTCCCGTTGTCTTGACGCCGCCAAACATGGTCCGCAGTAGACGTGACCACAGTGGGTCATCACAATATTCTCAGTGGTCACGGCGTCGTAGCAGATAGGGCAGGTAATCGGTTTCTCCAGTGCTAAGGACATTTCTAGATGCTGCCGCGCGATATGATAGGCGACGTCTACAGGGGCGGTGAGGACGGGTTCAGCGGCAATACGACGTGGGGCGGGCACAGCCGGCACAGCCACGGGTGCCGGTGCCAGTGTGACTCCGAAACGGGCAAGACGGGCGGCACGAACAGCTTCACGGAAGGCTTCGTATAAGAGGTGATTATTGAGGTCACTGGCAAACCGAAACGGCAACGTATTGGGCGTCACAGGTGAATTCGTATATGTGCTTAGAACCGATGCGTGATTGACAAGCGTAGCACGATGCGTATCACATAGATGGTCGTGCGGCGAGCCTATAGCTGCGCACTGTACGTTTTGGCTAGACGGAATGGCGTAACAGGTTTGTGCCGTATCTGTTTCTAGATTGAGCAATTCATAGAGTTTGATAGCAATAGCCTCTTTACATTTCTGAGTCATCAAGTCTTTATCGTACTTATCATTCTCGGTCTTCACACGTAACTTGAGAGCGTGTTCTGCGGCTTTCGCTTCGGCGTATTCCTTTTCGGTACCAGGTGTCTGTGTAATGGTCATCAGGGCAAATGCCTTGCTAGTTCGGTCCGCCGCCTTCATCAGCGCCGAGGTATTATCGGCGCTCCGTGCCGCCTCTTTTGCCGCCTCTTTTGCGATACTCTGATTATGACTGCCGCATAGTTGTTTACTCGGTATTCCCATCTTTGAAGCACAAGGAAGATAATTTGCGTTGATCGCTTTACACGTTGGCATACTATCCTATTGTCCACCTCCGCTAGCCTCCGTCATTTTTTCTAAACCCCGCCCGCCCCCGCTTGCCCCCGCTTGCCCCCGCTCCGCCTAAAAATTGACCCCTACCCTAGCCCGCCGCTCCAAATCCACCAGCCCATCTAGGATGTCCACCGCAAACACTACCACAAATTCGCCCGTTTTCCTCCCTAGCCAGGTACTAGTACAACCCCCATCACTAATGTTAGGAACCTCAGAAAAGCCAAAGAATCGTTGTAATCACGCCGATTGTAAGGTGAAGTTGCTGCTGAGCGATATGGCGTGTAAGTGCGGCTCGCGTTTCTGTGGAAAGCATAGGTACGCAGAAGAGCATCGGTGCTCTTTTGACTACCGGCAGTCCGCCGCAAAGAATCTTTCAACCAGTCTTGTAAAGTGTGTTGCTACCTCGTTGAAGCAGACTATCTAACAAAACAGAATAGGTACTGGTACTCGTAGCCAATAGGTGTGAGATCAATAAACTGTTTGAAGGTGAAGCCGTTCGCTTCTACTTCGGCGACCACTTCGTCCATTTTGGGCATACGGAGATGGTGGATTTGGCGGCGCATCTTTTTACTATCCTTGAAACGGAACTCCTCGCGGAACTCGGCACGGTTATCGTCCAGCGAAAAATCGGCTTCGTATTCAAACTTATCAAAGGTAACCTTGCTCCGGGTGATACGCTCTTTAGCATATTTTTGTACACTAAAAGCGACAAAGGGCGAGGCGGATTCTAGAATAGGGTCAAACTTATCGCGATTCACGAGGTGAATGACGAGACAGCCTCCAGGTTGGAGCCAGTTGAAGATATTGCGGAACACCTGGTCGCGGTCGCGTAGGTAGTAATAGGTGAAATAGTACATTGTGACAAGATTGAATTCCGAGGCGGCGAATGAGCCGATGTTTTCGGCTTCTTTGACTCGGTAATCGTTCTTAGGGAACTTCTTACGGGCAACAGCGACCATCGCATCTGAGGCGTCCATGCCGATGATCTTGCCGACGCCCTCTTTTCTGAACTCCTCTACATCGCCACCGGTACCAGAGCCAATATCTAGAACTTCAATCGTCTTCGCTTCGGGTCGGTATCCCTTCGCCCAGATGAGGGAGAGACCGACTTCCTGTTTCTGTCGTACGGAGCCGTCTACAATCGTATCGTAGATTTTGGCGTAGAATTTGTCGTAGAGAGTTTCGTTTCCTAGTACGACAATATTGGCTTCGGGCGAGTCATCGGGATTCGCAAACGCCTCTATATCGTCCAATTCGGTGATGCGGTTTCCTGTCATCATCCAGCGAATATAGAGATAGTTCGCCAGGAGTATAGATATAATCACCACCAAAACAATTTGAATGGTATCTAGAGCATCAATCCTGCCATTGAACCACTTGCTGGACATTCCTATTAGATGTTCTCAATTTAGGTGCGTCCGTAACGAGCCACTAGATTTCGCAACTCACTATAAGATATGGAGGTAGGTCCGAAGGCTACAAATAAACATACTCTTTGTGGTTACGCGTGGGGCGATGTGGTGAATTCGCTGATTAAGGCGATTGGTGCGGGCGATATGGTACGCTCCCAGCGTTGGGCGGCAGAGCTCGTATGCTCTGAGCAGGGATTGGGCAAATTAGAAGCCGCCTTAGTTCAGGCGTGGGCAACACACGTGGCGGCGAATAATCCGGCGTGGTGTATGTCGTGGGTTCACGCGGCGACGTATATACGGGCGTTGTGGGCGCGGAGCGGGGAATCTACAAAGGCAATAAGAAATACACCACAGGTGAGACAACACGTAGCGGAAGCTGTTTCTAGCCTAGTTTTGTCGGAAAAAAAGCAGTTGCCGAAGTTGCCTACGGCGGAGGACTGTTTTCGTGATGCGGAGGCGATGCGTACCCGATTCCGAACGGGGCAGGGGGTCGTAGATCAGTTAAGTTGCCGCCGAACGTGGACAGCGGGTATTGAAAGTAATGATCTCAGAATGATTGGCAATGAGTTTGAGGCAGCGTGTAGGGCAAGCAATCTCAATCGGGCGCTGTTTTGGGTCATTTGGTTTATTACCTTGGATGCGCAGACAGAGCAGCCGGCGGTGAAAGAGCGCGGACCGAGCCACCTGACCCCCAAACAACGAAAGAGTGTGCTATGGTTTTTGGTAGATGTGATGAAAGATATGGCAAATGATATTGCATTTTTGTCTACGGACGAGCGGTCAGGTATTTTCAATGTGATAAATATTACTTGGAACAAGCTGGGGGCGAAGGGGCGGCGTGATTGTCTTGCCGCTTTAACGATGATGATTTGCGAGCATATCGCGCGCCGGTCAACGCCGCGGCTGACTACGGGTCCGAATATCCCGTCATATGATGCTGTTAAATCGCAGAATGCGGGTATTGATAATATATACACGGCAATAGCGGAAGAGGCTCGTAAATTTGTGTTAGAAGCGCCGAAGATGAATGGACTGGTAGAGGACGCTGCGTCAAAGGCGGCAGCGAAGATGTCGGCGGTAGATAAGATGGCGCTGGCGTACGCACTTCTTTCGGGATCGGGTGGTAAAAAATAAATGACCTGCCACGCTAGAATGGCGACGCAGCTTTCGTCTACGCCAGTTTTGAATAAGCAGCTTACGGGTCTTTTTGATGGTATGCGCTCCTCGCTATCCAATGTGACCGCTGGGATGCGAACATATACGATTAATACCCCAGACTCTGGATTTCCGTTTTGGGGGATGCTTCTTGTTGCGATTGTAGCAATCGCCGTGGTATCCTGGTTTATACATTATCGTATGTTTCTGGAAACCCCGTATAATATTGCGCGCATTATTCGCGACAATGTGAAGGCGGCGAACCATTATGATTTAAACAATCAGAACCGTAAGGGACTGCCGGATTTATACAATAGTCTCGCCAGCCAGGGCTACGCAGAGGAGAATCTAGGATTTACCAATTTTTACGTGAGTACAGTGAATGCGAGCGGCATTTTCTTCCCTGGGGTGAATGGTGTGGTATCTATTGATGCGGCGCGACTGGCGGTGGCGGGCGGGGCACGGGCGTTCGTATTTGATTTATGGCCGGATATAGAGCCAGGTGGCAACTTTGGACCGACGATTCAGGTAATTGAGGCAAACAGTATGTGGCGGCGTACAACGCTAAATGTCCTGCCGTTTGTGAACGTTCTTCAAACCCTCGTTTCGGAAGCGCTTCAAACAACAACCAATCCCGGTCATCAGGACCCGCTCATACTCTATTTACGTTTCCGTGGCAATCCTCGCCCGTCTACGTTTGACATGACGGCGGATGCGCTTCAGTCGGTAATTACACCGTATCGGATGGACTTAGCGTTTAATAACTGCCGTGGAGCGGATCGTCTCTTCAAGGTTCCGATTGGACAGCTCTTCTCCAAGGTAATTGTCGTATCTAATGTTCGTGGCTCAGGTCGCTTTATGGATTTCGTGAATTTTTCTACAAAAGACGGTATTGGATTGGAGTACCCTGCGGGACAGATTCAGACGATTTCGGGCGATGCGGCATCGCAAGCGAAGAAGAAGATTCTGATGAATCTAACATTTATTGCGCCGTTGAGTGAAGATCCTTTGGCGGAGTCAAACGATTATTCGGTGAATGCTGGGCATGGATTGGGCATTCAGTTTGTTGCAATGAACTTCTGGAGTAAGGGTGTTCAGTTGAAGAACTATATGAAGATGTTTGGCAAATATAGTTTTGCGCTCAAGCCGCGTCCTCTACAATATGTTATTACGCATTTGGAGGCGCCGCGTATGCCGCCGAACTACGATTGGGGTGCTGGCGATTCGGCGGGTACACCGAAGACCCCGCCGGATATCAAACCTCCTGTATAACTCTAAGTTTGCAAAATTTGATAATACTGTTTACAATTTAGAAGATTGTAAACAATGTTTCGTAAACTCTTTCGTATATTTATTGTATCTAGGGAACCGGCACTTCTAGGACGATGGACAATCACCGATATGAAGCAAAATAAGATTAAGATTGATTGGGCAAATGTTGATCATTGTGGTACGTGTAGTTATGAGATACCAAAGAAGAAAACGGATGCGTCAAAGACAACTAAACCAAAGACAAAGTGAGAGCGCCGGCAATAGAATCCAAGTCGTGTGACCGAATGCCAGTCCACCACTGGTGGGTTCCGCACATTGTAGGCACAAAAGCAAATTCGCCAAAAAACCTCGTAGATTCCTCTATAGTTGGCGTTTTGAAATGAAGTTTTTCTACGGCTTCGCTAATAAAACAATCTTGTGCTTTTTGGATAGGAAAATCCTGAGAACATACGTGCTTCATCATAGAGCGTTTGCGGTAAGAGAGACCACCACCACCGGCGGCATCAGGCGCCCACGGCCACTTGGACGCCACATAGTCGTATTCCAGAAGCGACGCCGGTAAAGGCTTCGTCAGATAGGTATCGGTCTCCATCATAAGTAGGTGCTCTTCAAGAAAGAGTTCCCAAAACCGCCATTCTTGTAAAACCGTATTATATTCGGTCTTGCCTTCTTCAGGCGTACCGAGTCCTTTGAAAAATGGAATAATACGAACTGAGGATAACTGCGATCCCGCGCACGCTTTAACATACGCCTCGTTGACATCGCTACAGACGACGGTGATTGCCCAACCACGAGCGTAGTAGGCGGCGTTTTGTAGACAGAAACGGAGATTGGGGTGAAGGCGTCGTTCAACAATAACCACGGTCTTATTCCCATTGTTAGGAATTACAGAGTTGTCCCAGTACCGTTGGAATTCAGCACCGTAGCGGTGGTTAAGGGTGCCAAAGATGTAGGGCTCTAGCTCCATACGGCAACTATGTAAGAATTCAGGCTCATCTTTGAATTTACGTTTGGCAATCTGCTCAAAAGCGGTATGAATGAGTACAGCGTCGTATTTGATAGACATTCTATCCTATACGAATTAAGTTTGGTTTAGATTAGCGACGCCCCCTTGTAGTCCGCCGACGCCTTAGAGTTTTACGCTTACGTGCCGCTGCAGCGTTTGATCTACGCGGTAGCATACACTGAGCATCAGATGCTTCAACGAAGAAAGGTGTCACTCCTTCTTCGCCTTCGCCGTCGCCTCCGTGCTGTCTGCGACCACGGCGCCGTGTACCGCCCCGCTGTTGGAATTTACGATTGTAATTATTTCTATAGACGTCGTAAATTTGCCGGTAACGGGCTTTATTCTCCGCTGTGACTTCAGGATAATCAGCAGCATTTGTATCCAAACGAGTAAGAATGGCTTGAATCTCTTGCGGGTGAATTTTGGCATCGCAAGTAGGATAGTTCCAGCACATACCAATATCCCCTCCTCGCCCCTGTCTATATTCATCGTTACGAGATTGTAATAGATTAAACAAACCTTCTAGCCCAATGTATTCATCCGCATGAGTATTGACTTCACCGTTTTGGCGCCGATGTATAAATTGAATCGCTGGTCTTACCGTATCCATAGTTGTAACATCATCACCTTCAGGAAGAACAATGGGGAGCAACACATCCCCAGCGGCACCATTCCGAGGCACATTAGGATAAACAAGATTATTATTTTCTGGAGGCACGGGCGGACGATTAGGAAAGGCGGTCGTAGGAATATTAAATCGCCTTTCGGTAAGCAGGGTTTGTAAATGGGCTCTTAGCATAGGGTCAATATTAAGGGGAGAATTCCACACCTGGTCTATCATATATTTCTTAGCAGCCTCCAATGTTATTCTACCAATCTGGGCTTTGAGAATATTTGCCACTTCACGGATTTTTTGGAAACGGATGAATTTCTCTAGAAGCATACCACCGCCGTAGGCGGTACAGTCGTTTGAGAACGGCGAGGCGCCACCACCAGGACGAATCAAATCGGTACGAGGACCCTCAGCCGGTCCAAGGGCGTGATGAGCAGGGACAATATCTTCAGGATGATCAACACGCTGGTGCTCTTGGCACACTCGACCGCACAACGTACACCACCATAACTCATTAAATCTATCCTTATATTTATTATATAAGTCTACAGAATACGGTGTTTGTAAGTTAGGGCATTGATGATGCATAAACATACAGCCGTCTTCACGGCGGACATAGGATAAGCATACAGGACAGCAAGAGAAATTCTTCGCTTCCATACCTTCCTCAGAAAAAATTGTATCCATAAGCGTTACATCGCTTTGGGCAAACCCCTGCCACATTGGTATTGCTTCCGCCCCTCCAAACCACGCTCCATATGCTTCACGCCCAAGAATATGATGGATTTCTGTAAGGGCGAGTGTTTTATTACAGTCCCGCCAATAGCAGGGAATTGCGTCTTTGGGAAACCTTTTATGGCGGCGTAAATGATCCATGAGTTTTACCTGAGAAATACCGGCGGTTAATGGGTGGTTATGAATATCATAGACTAATGCACCTGCCTCAGCATAGTCTGTAGCAATTTCTACCTTTCGTAAAATGTTTTTAGCAAGGTGCCCTAAATATATATTATAAACTTCTGGTTCCATAAATAGACTTCTAAGAGCCCAGTCATTACGGTCAAACGGTATATCACCTTTATTCTTATATAAAATTGTTCCTAATGTAAATCCATCGGTGATTTTAATTCTAAGACCTTCTTCCCTATTTTCTTCCCTATTTGAATATTTTATAGGAAGCATTTGATATTCTAAAAATTTATTCATGGCAAGGGCGAACGCGCGTACGCCGTCCGCCTGCCACGCAACATCAGGTACCACGGTTGACATAAATTCGGCTGCCAACGCTTGTCTATTTTCTACATTTTCGTAATCTTCGGAGTCGTAGCCGGTATCTTTAAAATTTTCCCAAAAACTATCTAATGGCATAACGTGCCAACGACCAAATCCTTTTGTTATTAACTGTATTCCTGTAGCACTGATGGCGCTTAGATGTGGTAAATTTTGAGCAAGGGGAATTAATACATTTTTAGTAGGTAACATATTGTCCGCAATAGAAGGAAGATAACTTTTCACAGTTCTAAATGTTGTGGCTGAACCTGATAGCCACGCCGTGGCGACCGAGGCAAACCAACGATTCCAAAATTCGGGCTTTGTTTTACGAATGCGAAATTGATTCTTATCTTTTGCACATGCGCCCTGGTCCGTTGGCAAAACGTCGAATGTCTCTCTAGCCCCCTCAACGGAGATACTAAAACCACGTTTCATGTATTTGTCCATGCGCTTACGAATATACTGATTACCACGCATTAGCGCAACAACATATTCAGACTGAAGAGTTGCCCTTTTATCGCGAATATCTTGGGGATGACTTGCGTATACGTGAGCCCCGTCATACCAGATTTGGCAAATTGTTAAATCAAAATTAGTGACAACCTGTTGGACGCTACGGCGGTGACGAACCGACATAATATCTGTAGGATTATCCTCATTCTGGTCGGTAAATGTATGAACTCGGCGAATACCGTTTTTTCGTAGAAACGACTCGCAGTAACTACTGGCGGGTAAAACTTTATACCGTCCATTTTCTAAAAGCCCTCCTTCACCCGTGTAGAGTCCGTCAATCAGTCGGGGGGTCATACGGACCGGTACATAAATATCTAGATCATTAACTTCGGGTGATCTGCGTGGATTGTTTCCTCGTAAACCACGAACATCGGCATTCCAGGGCGACGCGGCGCGTAGGATTGAACCGCCGGCAATGACAGCACCGGTCTCCAAAAGCAGGGCATTCACACGATCCATATTATCGGCGCCAAACTTGCCGGCAAGCATAGTACGTACAGGCTCTAGCCATTCGGCAACTTCCTCAAACGGCTTGACAGCGGGCTGAGCATCTTGAACCGCCGGTACGGGTACGGGCGGTGCAACAATCATCGGCATTTGACTCCTTACTTTATGTAAATATTTGATTCCCAAGAAAACCTGAATACCCGGTAGGTAAATGAGCACCTACACGCCGTATAAGCCCCATCATCACGATGCCGTTAAACGGCTTGGTGAAGAGACATTTGACAATACCTATATACACGAATTCCGTGCCACCGTACGGGACGCCGATCCAAAATCAATTGTTGTCCTCAACAAACGCCAAATCGTAGGCTTTGCCTTACTGAGACATACAAGAATGTTTCGGTATTTGGATACCATAGAACTCGCCTACTTGGTCGTCCATCCCGAGTTTCAGGGGCAACATATTGGATCAACTCTATTAAAAAAAGTAAAAGAGTTAAGCCCTAACGTCATATTAGAGGTTGCCTATGACAATCCAGCCGCCGAGCGGTTATACCGTCGCCACGGATTTGAAACGTGGCGGCACCTCTATACTAAAGCAAACGGCGGATACCTACTCGGCTGGTCTAAACAGCGGAACGAACTGATGCCTCGGCTACGGTCACATCAATCTCAACCAGCGGATGGAATAGTGGCTCTGTAGAGGACGGGTTGCCGGCGAAACGGTAACAGGCGTATCCGCCGTTTTCCGTGGAGTTCAACTCGCAATCCACCGCCGATTTCTTCATAACGTCCAAAATGGAATCGCTTAGATGCTTCTTGGACATTAACAGCCGAAAGATAGACTGGTCCGTCGTATCACCGCCGTCAATATTCGTAATTGTCTCGTCTACTAACCTTTCTTTCACCTGACGATCCGAAAATTTCATCACGTAGGTGAAAATATCTACGTTGCGCTCATCGGGCGGCAAGTCCATATGCGAGCAGATACGAATCGCACGACCCTTCACCTGGTCAAGACGGACGTAGTTCCAGTATGGCTCCATAATGTGGACCTGGCGAACATTGGCAAGCGAGATACCCTCGGCACCTGACTGGGTAATCATGATGACTTTTATAATTTCGCCGTGTAAATTCGTCTCCGCTCCAAACAGCTCTTTCACCTGCGAAGCAAGCGTGCCAGGTACGCGACCCCATTTGCCGTTGAAAATCGCCAGCAGAATGTTGCGCTTATCGCGCTCTTCGTCGCCGGTATACGTGATGTAGCGTAAACCCGCACCAGCGCCGGCAGCAATCGTTTCAGGCGACAGCGCCCAGTCGCCGAGCGGCGTCTTTATAATATCAAACTTCGTATACTTTTGTTGGAATTCC